TACCGGGACGAGATGTACGAGGCCGAGCGCACCATTGAAAATCTCAACAAGGCCATGGACAAGGATGCCGAGGCGGTCGCCGCCGCCGAGGCTGAAATCAACAGTGCCCAGGAGGCGGTCGAGCAACTCACCGGCGTCACTGAGGAGCAGGCGGCGGCGGAGGCTGAGGCTGCGGCACAGACCCAAGAACTCCAAGGCGTCATTGAGGACATCACCAGCCAAGTGGCGGCACTCACAGAGGCCTACAATGAGGCCTACGGCGCGGCGCTGGAATCCATATCTGGACAGTACGCCCTTTGGGACGAGGCCGCAGACGTGGTTGAAACCAGCGCAGGGAGCATTAACAGCGCCCTGGAGAGCCAGATCACCTACTGGCAGGACTACAACGCCAATCTGCAATCCCTGACGGAGCGCAGCGCGGACATTGAGGGCCTGAGCGCGGTGATTGCCAGCTTTGCCGACGGGAGCGAGGACAGCGTAAATGCCATTGTCGGTCTTGCCAATGCCAGCGACGAGGATCTGCGGGCCATGGTTACCAACTGGCAGGCCCTCCAGGAAGAGCAGGAGGCCGCTGCCGGTAGCGTGGCCGAGCTGAAAACCGACTTCACGTCCACCATGGACGAACTGCAAAACGCTCTGGCCGAGGACATTGAGGCCATGGATTTGGGCGACGAGGCCAAGGCCAGCGGCCGGGCCACCATCCAGGGCTACATCGACGGGGCAAACTCCATGCTGCCCCAAGTCCAGGCCGCCTATGCCGCCTTGGGCAAAGCGGCATCGAGCGCCCTGGGCCCCGCCCCATACAGCAATAGCGCATACGCCGCAAACGCAAGGATTCCCATGTATGCCGGCGGAACCGACAACGCCGCCCCCGGCTTTGCCCTGGTGGGTGAGGAGGGGCCGGAGTTGGTCTACTTCAACGGCGGGGAAAAGGTTCTGGATGCCTCCCGGACTTCTGCCCTGCAAGCGAGGCCGGAGCCCGCCCTGTCCGCCATGGTAGCGGCACCCGGGGGTGGCTCCTCCTCTGTCCAGGTCGTGTTCCAAATCGCCGGCAACGCCACGCCGGACACGGTTCAGGCCTTGCAGGACTACGGGGACGACTTCGCCGAGCGGGTGATGGAGGTGGTGGAGAACGCCGCGGCGGATGCCGCAAGGGGGGCATACCGATGAAAACCTACACCACAGTGCAGGGGGATATGTGGGACAGCATCGCCTATAAGCAACTGGGGGACACGGCCCATACCGATAAGCTGATGAACGCCAATCTGCGGTATCTGCGATACTACACATTCCCCGCCGGCATCGTCCTGACCTTGCCGGAAATCGGCGAGAGCGTCAGCGACACACTGCCTCCCTGGAAGCAGGTGGGACAGTGAGCAATAAGAATTTAGCCCGCCGGGCGGCTGTCGGGATCTCTTTTGCCGGCACCGACATCACCAAATCCATCAAGCCCTACCTCAAAGCCTTTACCTACACCGACAACGAGGCGGACGAGGCGGACGACATTCAAATCCAGCTCCACGACAGGGACACTATCTGGATGGAAAAATGGCTGAACGAGGCCATCGACGCCGCCTCCGCCGCAAAGCTGAAGATAGATTCGGTGATCGTTCGGGAGAACTGGCGGGGGGACGGAAAGGACGCGGTTCTCCCTTGCGGAGAATGCGAGTTGGACACCGTAGACTACTCCCTCCCCCCGGCGGTCATTACCATCAAGGGAACGTCCCTGCCCTTCAGCGCACAGATCAGGCAGACCAAGAAGAACAAGGCCTGGGAGAACACCACGCTCTCGGCAATCGCCAACGAACTCGCCGGGGCAAACGGCATGACTTGTATGTATGAGTCTGCCAACGATCCGTTCTATAAGCGGGTGGAGCAGGTCGATGCCAGCGACATTGATTTCCTCTCCCGCCTGTGCCACGACGCGGGCATTTCCCTGAAAGCCACCAACAGCATCATCGTCCTGTTTGACCAGGCCACATACGAGGCCAAGGGTGCGGTTATAACCGTCAGGAGGGGCGATGGAAGTTATACCAAGTGTAAACTTACGGTCGGTGCGCCGGACGCCCAGTATTCGTCCTGCCGGGTCAGCTATGTAGACCCGTCCACAGGCAAGTGCATTGAGGCCACCGCCAAAATTGAGGACTACAACGCCGACGCCAAAAACAATCAGCAGTTGGAGGTAAAGGCAAGGGTGTCCTCGAAAGACGAGGCCAAGGCCCTGGCGGAAAAACACCTGCGCCTGCACAACAAGTATACCAAGTCCGCCACCTTTACCATGCCCGGCAACCCCGCCCTGGTGGCTGGCATCACCGTCATGCTGGAGGGCTGGGGCGGCTGGGACGGCAAGTACATCATCACCCAGGCCAAGCATACGGTCAGCGATTCCGGCTACACGACCCAAATCAAGCTGAGGCGGGTATTGGAGGGATATTGATGGACGTTGAAAAAATCCTGGCGCAGTTGGTGCGCATCGGCACCGTCACATCCGCCGATCCCGTCAAGCGGGTGGCCCGGGTGAAGTTTCAGGACACCGGCATGACCTCTGGCCTGCTCCACGTCCTGGCCTCCCGCCCATACATCCCGGACTACGAGACAAAGCCCCAGCGCACGGAGTTCGAGGCAGGAGGCAGCGGCGACGCCGCCTACGAGCGGCACAAGCACGATTTGGAAATCAAGCCCTGGATGCCCAAGGTAAACGCTACCGTCCTGACGCTGTATCTCCCGATACTCGACGCAGACGGTTTTATCCTGGGGGAGATCGGGCCGCTGGGAAAGCTCAAACAGATGGAGTAGGGGGTATCTTATGGCAATTATCGGCTGTCTCGGGGACGTTGTGTTCACGGTATCCGAGGCCACCGTGAGGACGCTGGACAACATGACGTGGTCCGGCTCCGCCCGGTATGCCGTCCACAACCGGCACCTGACCCACGCCCTCACGGAGTTTGTTGGGCTTGACCCGGACAAGATCACGTTTGATATTACGCTCTCCACCGACCTTGGCGTTGACCCTATCGAGGAGGTGGTGAAAATCTGGAACATCGAGCGCAGCGGGAGGGCGGTTCCGCTGACCGTGGGCACCAAGGGCTACGGCAAATACCGATGGAACATCACCAAGCACGAAATGAAGATGAAAGCCCATTTCCGCAACGGCGACATTCACACCGCCACGGTGTCTGTCAGCCTGCAAGAGTACCTGGGAGGTTGACGCTATGAGCTATACAGTCTCCGCAACAGACCTGGGACGCCTACGGTTCAATGAGCTGGAAACCGTGAATTCTGTGCTTCAGAACATCGCGGTCATTCTCTCCACGCCAAAGGGGACGGTTCCCCTATACCGGGAGTTCGGCCTTGACTGGAAGTACCTCGACAAGCCAATGCCGGTGGCAAAGGTGCTGATGATCTCCGAAGTGCGGGAGGCCGTGGAGCGTTGGGAGCCCCGGGCCACCGTTCTGGATGTGTCCTTTACGGTAGACCCGGCACAGCCCGGTACTCTGATACCGACAGTGGAGGTGGAAATAAGCCTTGAGTAGAAACGCAGAATATCAATTTGTCCCCACGGACACATCGACCATTGAGGCCCTGCTGGTGGCGCTGTGCGAAAAACTGACCGGGGCAACGATCCAGCCCGGGAGCCCTGACCGGCTGCTGATCCAGTGGGTCAGCAACATCATCGTCCAGGAGCGGGTGATGAACAACTACACCGGCAACCAGAACATCCCTAGCCGTGCGGAGGGGGAGAACCTGGACGCCCTGGGCGAACTGTTCCTGGAGCATATCCGCCCGGCGGCAAAGGCGGCAACCTGTCAAATGCGGTTCTCCATCTCCGAGGCGCAGGAGTCCGCCGTCCTGATCCCCGCCGGTACCCGCATCACCGACGCAAGCGGTACGCTCACCTGGGAAACGGTCAAGGACGTCTATGTCCCCATCGGGGAAACCAGCGTGGAGACCCAGGCCCGGTGCCAGATTGCCGGCACCGCCGGCAACGGCTATTCCGCCGGCCAAATCAACGCCCTGGTGGATCTGTACGACTACTACTCGGAGTGCACCAACATCACAGAATCGGACGGCGGCGCCAACGAGGCGACGGACGAGGAGTTTTACGAGCTTATGAGAGCATCTATGGACGGCTACAGCTGCGCCGGGGCCCGGGGGAGCTATGAGTATTTCGCCAAGCAGGTCAGCACGGAAATCGCCGATGTTGTGGCGAACTCCCCGACCCCTGGTGTTGTCAAGCTCTATGTCCTCATGGACGACGGGACAATCGCCACCGAGGAGATGAAAAAGGCGGTGCTGGACGCTTGCAGTGAAGATACCAAGCGCCCTCTGACCGACCAGGTATTCGTGGAGGATGCCGAGGTCGTCCCTTATGACATCAGCTTTACCTACTACCTCCAGACCGGGCGCACCAAGAGCGCGGCGGAGGTCGCTGCGGCGGTGAACGAGGCCGTGGAGCAGTATAAGGCGTGGCAGCACGCAAAGCTGGGCAGGGACATTAACCCGGACGAGCTGAGGGAATATCTCTACCACACCGGCGTCAAGCGCATCGACCTCGTATCCCCGGCCTTTACCGCCCTCCGGGACGGCAAAAACAAGACCGTCCCCCAGGTGGCACGGCTGGGAACGGTGACGATCACAAATGGGGGGTATGAGGATGAATAGCAGGGAGCCCGGCGCCGGCCACGGGCTGACCAAGGAAAACCTCGTGGCAACGCTCCCTGTCGCCCTGCAGAAAGACCCGTCCGTGGTGGCGCTGGCGGAGGCCTTTGCCGAGCTGCTGGCCCGGCGCCCGGAAGAAATTGACCGGCTGAGGATCTATCCGGCCATCGACCGGCTGGATGAACGGCTGCTGGACATACTCGCCCACGACTTCAAAGTGGACTGGTGGGATGCCGACTATTCGTTGGAGGAAAAGCGCCGGACACTGAAAGACAGCTGGCGTGTCCACAAGATGCTGGGCACCAAGGCGGCGGTCGAGCGGGCCATCTCCGCCATCTATCCCCACACACAGGTGCTGGAATGGTTTGAGTACGGCGGGGAGCCGTATCACTTCCGCTTGGATATCAACATCACCAACGACCACATCGACTCCGACAAGCAGCGCCGTGTCCTGGAGCGGCTGAACTACTACAAGTCCCTCCGCTCCCACAACGACGGGGTGACCTACTTTGTGGAGGCGGAACCGGCCCTTGCAAAAGCGGCCTCCAGCGTTCCCGGTTTCAAAGAAACTGTCCACGTTCCCTTGGAGCTGCCTGTGCCCATCATCCGGCCCACAGCAAGCGCCCGTGTCGGGGTTATAACCGGCCTGTGGGAGAGTGCGGCGACACGGCTGGAACTTCCTACCCCCATCATCCGGGGTGTGGCTATGGCCCGCACAGTCGTCTCTACTGGCCTCTATGAGACGTTTGCCGCAAGCCTGGATTTGACCGTCCCCGCGCCGCAGCGGGTGTCCCTTGCCCGCATCGGAGCGTCGGCGGGGATGCAGGAGATTTTTGTCGCCCGTGTCGTTCTGCCTGATACAGACCCGCCGAGGGGTACGGCGCACTTCCGAACCGCCGTGTCCAGCGCATGGCAGGAACGCTACACCACCGGGGCGATCCCCCTTACAGCACAGGCACCAACCACCGCCGCTTCAGCTCCGGCCCGGGGCGCGGTGACGGCGAGGCAAGAAACCGCACAGACCATAATCAATCTTTAGCAGGAGGTAGACCATGGAAGAAAACAAGGCAACGCCGCGTTGGTCGAAAACGGCAGTAACCGACATTGGCACGGCCCTGCTGGCCGAGTTCGCAGCGGGGCGCATTCTGAACATCACCGCCGCATACGGTTCCGTCGGCGCAGACGACAACCTGATCGAGTTGGAGGAGCTGCCCGACGGCCGCGCCCACCCGCTGACCATCGAGAGCGTCACCCGGACGGACAACAGTGTGACGGCCTGTATCCAGGTGACGAGCCTGGGCAATCCGGCCCCCTACAAGATGGACAGGATCGGCCTCTACGCCATCACCAAAGACCCCGGAGAGACGCAGGAGCCGGACGGCCCCGGTGGCGGCGTCCTTTTGGATGATAAGCTCCTGATGGTGGTCGAGGACACCGAGGACGAGCAGGGCCGCAAGGGTGTGACCATCCCTGCGGAGACCGACCAGCTCTACACGTTCAAGCTCTATGCGGTCTTGACGATCACGAACAAAGACCGCCTGGAGGTCAGCGTGTCCACCGCCGGCATCGCCACCCTGGGGGCCATCGACGACGCCATGGAGAAGCACAACCAAGACCCGGAGGCCCACCCGGGGATGATGGAGAAGTTTGCCGGGGAGCATAATGACGACCCGGAGGCCCACCCCGGCATGACGGCCCGCATCCGCGCCACGGAAATCGCCCTGAACGGGAGTGAGACGATCCTTTCCAAGAACGGCGACCCCACCACCGAGACGGAGGGCGTCAAAGGGCAGCATTACATCAACCTGGATACCGGGGCTGAGTTCGTCTGCAACGACATCACGGACGAGGGCTACATCTGGGGGCCGGTTGACATCAAGACCTCCATGCGGGATCTGCTGGCGCAGACAGCGGAAACCGCAAAACAGGCAAAGGACGTGGCCGACGGCGCAGCGCAGGCTATCGCCGCCGTCCAGAACACCATTTCGGTGATCCCCTCCCAGTCCGGCAGTTTGACCTACAACGGGAGCGCCCAAACTCCGAGCTGGAACAACTACGCTGTCGAGATGATGGAGGTCACCTACGGAGATCCCGACGACCCGGATGCCAGGATCACGGAGGCCAATTTCCAGGGGCAGACTGACGCGGGCACCTACACGGCCTACTTCAAGCCCAAGGGCGACTACACCTGGGGCGACAAATCCAAGACGGAGAAAGCGGTTCCGTGGAGTATTCAGCGGGCCACCATCACCGCCGCCCCCAGCGTGACCGGGATGCTGACCTATACCGGCGAGGCCCAGGCCCCCACCTGGCAGGGCTTCAACTCCGCACAGCTGACCAAGGCAGAGACGGCCCAGACCAACGCCGGGACGTACTCGACGGCCTTTACCCCCACCAAGAACTATCAGTGGAGCGGCGGGGACACGTCCGCCAGGGCGGTCCCGTGGACGATTGGGCGGGCCACCGTTGCGGCTGTCCCCGAGCAGAGCGGGAGCCTGACCTATACCGGCAGCGCCCAGTCTCCCACCTGGAGCGGCTATGACGCCGCCAAGCTGACCATGAGCGGGGACACCACCGGCACCAACGCCGGGAGCTACGCCGCCTCGTTCACGCCGACCGGCAACTACCAGTGGAGCGACGGCGGGACGGGGGCGAAAACAGCGCCCTGGTCTATCGGCAAGGCGGCGGGCAGTCTGGCCCTGGATAAAACCGCTATGACCCTCAACTCCGTCAACAAGTTCAGCACGATTGCGGTGAACCGGGCCGGGAACGGGGCCATCTCTGCGCAGTCCAGCAATACCAAGGTGGCAACCGTCGATGTGTCCGGCGACACCGTTCTGGTGACAGGCGTGTCCGACGGCAGCGCGACCATCACCATCAAGGTCGCCGAGGGGAGCAACCACACCGCGCCGCAGAACAAGACCTGCAGTGTGACGGTGGACTTCTCCAACGTGTTCGGCGTGTGCTGGAACAAGACCAGTTCCACCGCCCTGACCCGGCTGACCACCAGCAATGACCCCAATAAGCTGGTGACGGTGAACATCACCGGCAATCCCGCCCCCGCCGTGGGCACCGGGGCGGGCAGCTCCCCCTTTGACGCCTATGCCCCCTGGAAAGACATGGAGGAGTACAACATCATCAACAACGCCGTGTCCCACAAGCGGGGAGAGGCCGGGTTCTCCAGAACCAACTATGACACAATGGTCTATATCCCCGAGTTCTGGTTCAAGATCACGGAGAGCGGCGGCAAGCGGTATTTCTACATCAGCAGCGGGGCCAAGAACGGCTTCACCAAGCACCCCGGCTCCGGCAAGTATGTGGCCCGGTACAACACCATCAACGGCTACTTCTCCAAGTCCGGCGCCGCGCCCCTGGGCAGCATGACCCGGGCCACGGCCAGAACGCAGTCCAAGGCCAAGGGCAGCAAGTGGAGCCAGTACGACTTTGCCGCCTGGAATGCTGTGTGGCTGTTGTACCTGGTTGAGTTCGCCGATTGGGACAGCCAGGCCAAGATTGGCAAGGGCAATGTGAGTTCCAACGGCATCCAGAATAACGGCGGCACCGACAGCATGACCTACCACACCGGGCGGGCCGCCGGTACCGACGGACAGACCCAGGTGCAGTACCGCCACATTGAGAACCCCTGGGGCAACATTTGGGAATGGATCGACGGCGCCAACTTCAATGCCCGGAAGTCCTATATCTGCACCAATCGGGCCAACTATGCGGACGACACCACGACCAACTACACCGACGCTGGCGTGACTCTCCCCTCCAGCGGGTGGATCAAAGACCTGGGCATGAGCAACAATTTCCCCTGGGCGTTCCTCCCTAACACCAACGGAGGCAGTGAGACAACGTTTATCCCGGACTATGTGAACTCCAGCACCGGCTGGTGCGTCCTCATGGTGGGCGGTTACTGCAGCGGCGGGTCGAGCGCTGGGTTGTTCTACTTCAGCGCGCACAACTCCTCGTCGGACGCCAGCAGCGGCATCGGCGCGCGGCTCCTTTATCATCCCTAATGGGGGACCGGGGGTCGCAACCCCCGGCGCTCCCAGGCTTGCACCCGTCACCGATAGAACGGCGGGCCTCCTGGGGGTCCGGGGGCGGAGCCCCCGGTTAATAAATTTTTGAAAATAACGTATTTCGTTATTTCCTCCCAGTTTTCCTCATGCCGCGAGGCAAGGATTATAATTCGCATGGGACTGTCTGCGCAGTGCGCCGAGGCTTGACCTGTGAACTCCAACACCGGCTGGTGCGTCCTCATGGTGGGCGGTAACTGCAGCAACGGGTCGAACGCTGGGTTGTTCTACTTCAACGCGTACAGCTCCTCGTCGAACGCCAGCAGCAACGTCGGCGCGCGGCAACTTGTTTTCGAGTACAACGCGCAGGCTTTTCCACACCGCTTGGTGAAAATATTGTCGGGAGGACAGGGTTTAGTAGGCCTTTGCTCGAAAGACCTTGCAGACAAACAAGGAGCATGAGAAATGCCAAAAAGAGTTGGTTTCCTCTACGAAAAGATGGCGGACAAGGACTTCATCCGCGCCACCATCATCAGAGCATCCAGAAGAAAGCGGAAAAGGAGAGATGTTCGCCGTGTGCTGAAGAACCTGGACGATTATGTTGACCGCACCTATGAGATGGTCAAGACCGAGAGATTTGTTCCCACCCCGCCGCATGAGCGGGAGGTCTACGACGACAGCAGCCAGAAATGGAGAACCATCAAGGTCGTTCCGTTCTGGCCGGACGGCGTGATGCACTGGCTCTTGGTGGAGGCGATGCGCCCGGTGCTCATGCGTGGGATGTATCATTGGTCCTGCGCCTCTGTCCCCGGGCGGGGCGGCAAACGGGTGAGCAAGTATATCCGGCGTATTCTGCGGGACGACCCCAAGGGCAGCAAGTACGCCGGGGAACTGGACATCAAGAGCTACTATCCCTCCATCCCCATCCGGCGGCTGATCTGGGCGCTGGCCCGGAAAATCAAAGACAAGCGTTTCCTGCGCACCGTGTACTCCATCCTGGAGTCCTGCGGCGGCGGGCTGGCCATCGGCTATTACATCTGCCAATGGCTGGCGAACTACTATCTGGAGGTGCTGGACAACTATATCCTCGCTCTGCCCGGGGTGAAATACATGGAACGGCACATGGACAACATCAATATCTTTGGGCCGAACAAGAAGAAACTCCACAAGGCCCGGACGCTGATAGCCGAATTTATGACAAAGCGGCTGGGCGTCACCATGAAAGGCAACTGGCAGATATACCCCGTGGCAAAGCGCATGGTAAGTGCCGTGGGCTATCGCTTTGCCCGGACACACACCACCCTGCGCAAGCGAAATTTCCTGCGGTTCACCCGTCAATGCCGGCGGGCACAGAAGAAAATCGACGCCGGGGCGCCTATCTCGCACCAACTGGCGTCGGGACTGCTCAGCCGGATCGGGCAGCTGCAGCACTGCGACAGTCATAAAATCCGGGTCAAATACGTTGACCCGATAGGAGTTAAAAATCTAAAGGAGGTTGTACGCCATGAGAGTAAGAGGCGACATGCTGCCCAGCGGCTCGTTCACGCTGGAGGAGCAGCCTGACAAGCCGGGGTTCTGCCTGGTGCGGTTCTTCGAGAATGCGGAGCCGTTTGAGGAAACCAAGGACGGGCTGACCATCAGCGGCTACCAGTACGACGAGTACCACTTGGAGATGGAGGATACCGGCGACCTGGAGGCGGACGTGTCCAACAACTACGAGACGCTGCTGGCCCAGGCAAAGGCCCTGGAGGGCGATTCCGGCCCCGCCAGCTTGGAGGAAAGGGTAAATACTCTGGAGGCGGAAAAGGCCGACAGAGGCGACGTGCAGGCCGTGTGGGACCAGATGGCCGCGGCATACAGTGAGGGGGTGCAGGAGGCATGAAAAGCCAGGACATGATTTTGGGCGTGATGCGCGCCCAGGGCGCGGCCGACGCGCTGGATCTCCGGGGGCGGGCCGCTGATATGGACGGTACCGCCATCATCGCCGAGGAGGACAAGGTTCCGGCCTTCGACCCCGCCAAGGACTATTCCCAGTGGCCCGCCGGCGCTCCGGTGCGGGATGGGGAGCAGGTCTACAAGCTGATCACGCCCCACAATGCGGCGCACTACCCCGACAGCCGCCCCTCCAACACCCCGGCGCTGTGGAGCATCACCCACACCAAAGACCCGGCCAGGGCCAAGCCCTGGATGCCTCCCAGCGGTACCAGCGGCCTCTACGCCAAGGACGAGTGCTGCACCGACCCGGAGGCGGCAGACCCCGCCGCCGTCTACCGCTCCAAGGTGGACAACAACGCATATTCCCCCGGCGCCTACCCCCAGAATTGGGAGCTGGTCGAGTAACTGAAAAGCAACGCAGAGGCAACCGCTGAGGCGGTTGCCTTTTTCGTCGTTGGCAGAAAGGGGGTGAACCAGATGGAGGCAGTAACTCTTGATATGGGGCAGCTCGTGCTTGCCTTTATCGCCGCTATGGGGATTCCTTCGGCGGTCATGGGCTTTGTCATGTGGAAGCTGGAACGCCGTATCTCCAAGCGGGAAGCTGAGGCAGAGGAACGGGAAAAGGCCCAGGAAAAACTTTTCATCCTCATTGTCCAGAGCAGCGGGGCGGCTATTGCTTTGGGCGAGGCCGCGGCCCGGGCTGTTCAGCGTATCCCGGACGCTCACTGCAACGGCGATATGCACGCCGCCTTGGAGTACGCCACGGACATTAAGCACAAGCAGAAAGACTTTTTGATGGAGCAGGGCATCCAAGCCCTGTGGGACTGAACGGAGGGGAATGCATGAGAAGCGGATATCCCCGGCGGCTGAAAGGCAGGGAAAAGCCCGAGCGCCGCCCTTGGGAGTTTTCCAAGAAGCTGGCCGTATGGGCTGTCGTCGTCGCTACTGCGGCGGCGGTGGCCTCTTTCGTTCTGGCTGCCAAGGATAAGCAGACTGTGAGCGACGTGACCAACACGATTTTCACCGCCTGCATCGGATACCTCGTTACCTATGCGGCCAAGTCCGCAACGGAAAAGGTCAGCCGGAACCGGCACGGCCTGGACGCCGATGGAAACCCCATCGAGAACAACATGGAGGAATGAGCTATGGAGTTTATCATCAACAACTGGTATATCATCGTGGCCGGTATCGCCGTCCTGGCGGTGGCTGGCGTGGCCGTCTACCGCTACTTCGGTCTGCCCAGCGATACCCAGCTGGCTAAGGTGCGGGAGTGGTTGCTGTGGGCGGTCACCGAGGCCGAGAAAGAGCTGGGCGGGGGAACGGGCAAGCTGAAGCTCCGGCAGGTCTATGACCTGTTCGTGACCCGGTTCCCCTGGCTGGCTAAAATCGTCTCTTTTGAGCTGTTCAGCGATATGGTGGATGATGCGCTGGACGAGATGCGGGAGATGCTGGCAAACAACCAGGCCGTCAAGGCGCTGGTGAACGGGGAGGGTGCGCAGAATGAATAAGAAACCCGTTAGCTATCTCCAGACCGACGCCCGGTGGAAGAACAAGCCCTACCGGGTCAAGGGCGAGAACGCCACCATCGGCGGCTCCGGCTGCGGCCCCACCGCCGCCGCCATGATCATCGAGACAATGACCGGGAAGAAGTTCACCCCGGAGGACGCTTGCAACTGGTCTATGGCCCACGGCTACAAGGCCTTGGGCAACGGTACCTACTACGGCTACTTCAAGCCGCAGTTCGCCGCCCATGGTATCGACTGCGATATGCTGAACTGGACCAAGACCTACGGCAAGCCCGACCACGCCAACCACAAGAAAGTGGAGGAGATGCTGAAGCAGGGGTACTACTTCATCGCTCTTATGGGGCCGGGCTTGTGGACCAGCGGCGGTCACTTCGTTGTGCTGTGGTGGCAGGACGGCAAAATGCGGATCAATGACCCGGCCAGCACCCGGGACGTCCGGCTGAACGGCGATATTCGCACGTTCCGCAGCCAGTGTTCCTACTACTGGTGGATCGGCGCCCGGAAGTTCAACGGCAACGGCGCCGCCGTCAAGCCCCCTGTCGCCTCCAGCGACACTCCCGCAACCGGGGCCGCTCCGTCCCTCGGGCTGAAAGTCGGTGACATCGTGAACTTCACCGGCACCCAGCACTATTTCAGCGCCAATACCTCGAAACCCTCCACCTGCAAGCCCGGTCAGGCCAAGGTGACGCAGATCTACAACGGGAAACACCCGTATCAGCTGATCTACGTTAAGGGCGGCGGCTCCACCGTCTATGGGTGGGTAGACGAAAAGGACATCCAGCCCCCGGCCCTGGCCGCAGTCGATAAGCTGGCAAAGCTGGGGGTTATCAATTCCCCGGACTACTGGAAACAGACTGTGAGCGGCGGCAAGGTGAAGTACCTGGACATTCTGCTGACCAAGGCGGCGGCAAAGATCACCAAGGCCGGTACCCGCTCCGCCACCCCGGAGGCTGGCGTGGCCTCCCTGGTGTCCGCCGGCGTTATCGACACCCCGGACTACTGGCTGAAGAACTACAACAACTACCCCAGCCTGGGGGCGCTGCTGTGCGCCCTCGGCGGTTCCGTATAAGCACAAACAGACAGATAGCCCCCTTGCAGGATCACCCTGCAAGGGGGCCTTTTCTTTTTGCCCTGGAAAGGCCGTTGTCGGACGTTCCGGGGCTGGGGATGGTGTTACCCGGCCTTGCCGCTGGATGGCGGTTATAACCCACGGGACGGGCCGCTATAAGCATAGCTCAATGTCCCCGCTGAACTCCCAATACCTCCTGGGGTCATACGAGCAGGCCCCGTCCTCCGGGGAGGGGAAATATGTATCGCCGTCCAGGAGCGCCTCGCCGCTTTTCACTTTCTGGAAGATAAGCTCCGCGGCATCGTCGCCGCCTTCCTGCAAAGTGTGGAACTCCTCCTCGGTAAGATGGAACGTCATACCAATGCGGCCCCATATCTTCTTTGTGTCGCTCATTCGCCCTCCTCCTTGTCCAGCCAAGTCCAGCCCGCCTCCTCCAAATCCGCAAAACCGTTGTAGACGTCCTCCAGGAGCAAGGCACCGTTCTCGTCCACGATAAGGCAGGGGGCCTCGTCGCCGTAGGCCTCATGCTCCAGCAAGAAACAGCGGGCGGGGATCGTCACGGGCTTTCCGTTGACATCTGGCGTCAGCTCGAACCGGGCCTCGGCAATCACATACCACGTTCCTCGGTGGCCCTCAACCTTGATGTGTTCGCTCGTTCTGGTAATCATACAGCTACCTCCATGTTCGATTTTCAAGGGGCAAATATCTGAAAAAGGGGCGGCGGTTGACTCCCCCTATGCCGATGGGGTATACCCATGAGCGCCCGCCGGGGTTGTCCGGCGGCTGGGCTTGCACCAGCGGCGGCTATGCCGTCGGCCTTGCGGGTCAGCGAGGAACTGTGGAAATGTCTAAGCGCAAAACAAGGTCAATCAGCTTTTGGCGAGCGGCGTAGTTGTCCTTTGCGCCCTTTGTCAGTGTGGCCCGGATGCCAGCCGGAGCTATGGAAATCCCATACTCAATTAGGCGATCCTCGGCGGCTATGAGTGCGGCTCGTGCGTCGTTGTATTCGGCCTCCAGACCACAAGCGGCAATTTCGGCGGCGGATTTCTTGTTGGCCTCGTCAAAAACGGCCTCGTCCATGATGCAATAGATTCTTTCGGGGGTTGTTCCGTCCGGGTTGACGATGCCATGGGCGGCAATGTACGCCTGCTCCATCTGCTTTTCCTGTTCCTCCAGCGTTTGGACAAGGGCCTTTGCAGCCATATACTCACGCTGGATTTTGTTCGTTGTCCGCTTCATGCGGATTTCCTCCTTTTTGATCTTGAGCTTGTGAACCGTGACCCCCTGCTGGGGATGGCATTCACTTAAGCGGCGGGCTGCTCAGCCTTGGGCTGCTCCGGCGCGGCGTCGTTCGCCTTGCCCTGAGCGGCCTTGGTGCCGCCCTTCTTTCCGGCAGACTTCTTACCCTTGGCCTCGCCTCCGGCGGGCTTGTCCTGGGCGGTGTTCTTCTTGGGCTTGGGGGCGTCGGTCGTGCCCGTCTCGATGGCCTCAATCTCCTCCAGCTTCTTGACAATCCGGCGGTTCTTGTCCAGGGCGGAGCGGAGCTTCTGCAACTCGGCCTCCTTGCCGGTGATGGTCTTGTCCAGCGTCTCAAAGGACACCATCTTGTCGGCGTCGGGGATGGTCTGGGCAATCTTCTTGAAGTTGCGGAGGGTGCGCAGCTCGGCGCAGAGGGCGTTGGCGGCGGTCAGGTCGGCCTCGATAGCGGCGGTGTACTCAGTCTTAGTCATGATAATTTTCCTTTCTGCCCTGCCATCTTCAGCACAGGTGGGGCGGTTCCTGTGGACGGGCCTGGGCCCGTTTCGGCTTACCCGGCAGCAACCTCGATGTAATGCCGCCAAATTCCATCTTCGCCCTTTCCGTAGGAGCCAAACAGCTTGAGTTCCCGCTCAACAAAAGGACATTTCATAAACTCGACGCCAGAGATTTCAAAGCAAGTAACAGGGATGCCGTCCGGGCCGCTTACACGAACTTTAAAAATGTCCGGAGAATCCCATCCAGTCCAGATATTTAAAACATCTTTCGCTTTCACTGTGCGTTTCCTTTCTCGCCTGCCATCATCAGCGCCGGGAGGCGATCCCCGACGGACACCCCGGAGGGTGTTTCGGCTTATTCCCCGATAGCCTCCTCAATACTGCTGGCGGCATCTTCCAGGCTGGACAGAGCGTCGCCCAGATTGGATACGGCCTCCTCGGCGGCCTCGTACTTTTCGGAGCTCTGGAGGTTTTCGGGCATATTCTCCATGTACTCCTCCTCTTCCTCTTTGAGAGTTTCGAGGGCGTCCCTCAGTTCCTCCAACTGGTCGATGATAGACCGGAGCTCTTTTCTGCGGTACCTGTTCATGTCAATCTCCTTTCAGCTCCAAAGCCTTTTCTACATCGTACTTGTTTCCATAAATGGTCAGCTCGTTGGAATTCTTCAAGACCTCCAGGGCTGCGAACAGATGGGAATATGTCGTACCGCTGTACGCTAAGGCCTCGGCCTCGCTCCGGCTGAGCGTGATGCGGTATGTGCCCATGCTCCTGATATATTTTGCTGTCATGTGTACCCCTCCTTAGTGCAGACGGTAGGCCCTGCCCTTGTAACTGACGGTGTAGCCCTTGTCGGACTTGCTGACTTTCACATCGGCCTCGCAGATACGCTTGACCCCGAACTCCCGGCGAATGATGCGCTTGGCAATCTCCATAGCCTTGGGGGTAATGTCCTCGGCCTTGCCGCTCTGGCGCTTGGCGGCGTACCGCTTAAATTTCAACTGCTGGGCGGCGGCGGCTTCCTCCAGCGTCCCGTAGAACTTCCTGTGGTGGCGGTCGGCGCCGATTTCATAGAAACGCTCCTGGCTGATAATGTCGAGCTTGTTGTTCCAAAGGGTGTGGTAGTCATTCTCGCTGTTGGGCTTGACCTCGCCGTCTGCCCGGCCCACGATAATTTCCAGCCCATCCAGGGAGACGTCGGTCCACTCGTGGAAGGTGTCAACCAGGATGCGGATAACCTCGGTTCCGTCGGTGAGGTCGATGTGTGCGTAGTCGCCCTGGCTACCGGTCATTGTTCGGGTGTTGATGGTGTACCCTTTCGCCATGTACTCGGCGACGGTGGCGGTGTACCGCTTATTGATGTCAGCGTAGTTCATTTCGTTACCTCCGTATTTATCAGTTATTAAAGTTTTTCTTTACTTTCTGACTATAAGATACCACATCCATTTTCGCTTGTCAATAGTAAATCTTTAATTTGTGATAAATTTTCTTTGACAAGTGAGAAATAGTATGGTATGCTTATTCTCGAAAGGAGGTGCGGCGATGGTCAGCTACGATCCGCTATGGATTACCTTAGTAAAAAAGAAGATGAAGAAGAAAGACCTATACAATATCGTCAGTTCTGCTACCGTGGCCCGGATGGGGCGTGGTGACTATGTTTCTCTGGAGGTCATTGATAAAATATGCGTGGCCCTGGACTGCGGGATTGGCGACGTCGTTATGCGAGACTATTGCACAGAAAAAAGCCCGGACGCATGAGCGTCCGGGCCCCGGGGCCGGCTATGCAGCACAGCTCCTAAAGGGTGGCTCCATCACTTTCTATGTACCGCTTTGCCTGCTCTGGCGTTGTCGACTTTGGGCTGCTCGTTGGGAATGCGGATAATAATTTCATCCAATTCACAGTCCAACGCCTCGCAGATCAGGTCCAGGTGCTCCAGATTGACCCGATCTATCAGCTCGTGGTACATCTCGCTGATGGTTGATGGCCGGATGCCCGTCTTCCGGGCAAGGTCGGCCTGCGTCCAGCGCAACTCGCCAAGTTTCCTGGACAGTAAAATCTTAATCATGATTTGCGCCGCTCCTTCCGTTATAATCTACCGCATTTTTTGACTTTGCGGCGCATTTGTTGTATTATCACGGAATGGGTTCTGGCAATACGAAATGGGTTAGAAAGCAACAAAAAATGAGGGCTACCGCACCGTATAGGTGCGGTAGCCCTCATTTTCAGTTTATAGAGGGAGAACCAGAACGAAACACTGCTCCAACAGATAGATTGTTGCAGAGTTCGCCTGGCTCCCCACTGGTGGAGGCGAGGGGATTTTATACGAACTCTCCGCCGAGGCGTCGCCGCCAAGCCCATCGACTTCATCCAGGCTGACCGTCACGCTGTTTTTCTTGCCACAGTAGTTGAAAGCGGCCCGCATTTCGCCGTCATACAGATAGATGGCTTGGACAAAGGAATCTATCAATTTTGCCTGATACTTCTTGTCCGTTACGTCCCCGGCCCGGAACGATTCAAGCCAGAACTGTATTTTGTCCTTTGGAATGTCCACCAGCGCGGCCCGCTCGACCGCTATTGTTGCCTCCAGGCGCCGCCGGTCATCCTCCAGCTCCATCAACCGATCCTTGGTGGTGGGGGTGATGATGCCCTGCTCGATAGCGGCCATCACATTCTTAATGGCCTTTTTGACCCCCTCCATCTCCTCCTCCGCCGCCAGCAGCATGGAGTCCTTGCGGTGGAGCTTCAGGAAATTATCGTAGCCGTCCACCAGCCATTGGATAACCTCGTCCCGCATGAGATATTCCTTGGTGATCTCGGCTATCTTCTGCTCGATCCAGTCCCGGCGGACTGTTTTCTTCTTGCAGTTCTTTTCCAGACGTTTCTTCTGGCAGATGTAGTAATAGTGCTTGTCCTTGGTCTTGCTGGTGCCAGATATGCCGACCATAGGAGAGCCGCAATGCCCACAAAACAGCTTGCCAGTCAGCAGATAGTCGCCGTTCTCCCGGTGTCGGCCCTGGGCGTTCTTTTTGGTCTTTAGTTTCTCCTGCACCGCATAGAACAACTCCTTTCTGATGATGGGCGGCACCCCGCCCTCGATGCGCACCCCTCCAAATTCATACACGCCTATGTACCGCTCGTTGGTGAGCAGCCTGTGAAAGCTCCCCTTGTTCCAGCGGTTCCCCCGGCTGGTTTTGAGGCCCCGGGCGTTCAAATCGTTTGCTATGTCGATGAATGCCTCCCCCGCATAGAACCGCTCATATATTTCCCGGACGATGGCAGCTCCCGCCTCGTCAATAGCATAGCGGCCGTCCTCACCCTTTTTGTAGCCCAAGGGCAGACCCCCGTTGTTGACCATACACTTCCGGGCGTTGTCCATCATCCCGCGCATGATGTCCTCAGCCATGTTCTCACTGTAAAACTGGTTGACGTTCATCATGTTTCGGAGCGCGAAACGGCCGGCGGCGGTGTCGTCGAAATCCTCCTCGGTATATAGGCAACGAACACCCATATCCCGGAGCCGGGAGTCGTTCATCATAGCATCCAACATATTCCGGCCCATGCGATTCGACTTCCAGGCCACAACATATTGGAACTTGCCTTTCCCGGCATCCCGCATCATACGCTGGAAGTTAGGGCGTCGATCTGTCTTGCCAGAGATAGCCTTATCCGCATACACTTCCGCAATGTGGAGATTGTTTGCGTCTGCGAATTTCTGACACTCTGCGACCTGCTGCTCAATGCTGGCCTCTCGCTGGTTGTGGGAGCTGTACCGGGCGTAAATGACGGCGGTGCCGGAATATCCGCCCTGCTGATCCGCCAGTTTCTTGCGTGGAGACATTCGGCACCTCCCTCTACACGTTTTGTTGCATCAAATTCCCAGCAGTTGCTTTTTCTTTGCCTCAAACTCTTCCTGCGTCAAAATCCCCTCATCAAGCAGAGCTTTTAAGCCACGGATTTCCTCGACGGCAGAAACGGGCGCACCGGCAGGAGCAGGGGTCGGTTGGCTGGCACGTTTTTCATAATCCATGACGACATCCCGGAACTGCTTGGCGGTTCCCAGCGCACCCTTGGAATAAAAGAACGTCTTTTCGGCCCCAAGTGCTGCGCTTATCCCAAATCCAATATTGACGCCAGTGGTAGCGGCTTGTGCGGTAGTGAATACGATCTTCCCATAGGCAAGTCCGGGTTCCTTCAGCGAAAAACTCTGCACCCGTGAAATAGGGATGATCTCCTCGGTTTTCTTCGTGGCGATGATAATGTTTTCCCCATCTGTGTGAAGCGTAAAGCCATTGGAACATGGAAGTGTAATCCTGCTGTCCATAATATCTTCTCCTTTCGTGTACGGCTTTGTGCAATTTTTTTGTTGTACAATATACTGCTTGTCATTGTCTGTCGAATGTGATTAAATATCTTTTTGTGCGAAATTCCGCAACGTCTGATATAATGACGGTGCTGTCGGCAGCTACTTTACGAAAGGAGCTGTACCTATGGAACCTCGCAACGAGCCCGTCTCTCCAGATATTGCCTTTGCTGCCGAGCTGTTCGCCAAACTCCCGGCGGACTCCCAGGAGGCCCTTATTGCGCTGATAAAATCCCTTTTATCTGAGCAATAATAAGGGCTTGCTGTTCTGCGGTCAGTTGGCAAAACAATCCGACAAATTCCCCTATGCGCCCGTCTCCATCCAGGGAGGCGGGCGTTGTTTCTCTTTCCATGGGGACATCAAGCCCCATCAGCCAAGCCTCAGACACATCAAGCGCAAGGCCCAGAATAGTCAACTTCCACTGGCCGGGCTCCACTTTCCCGCTTACAAATTGGCTGAGATCGCTCTTCCCCATCTTGATTTTGTATTTCTCACAATATGGTTGCGCCAATCGCAGAATATCGGCCTGTTTCAAACCGCGCTGGACCATGATTGTCTTTAGTCTGGTAGATGTGTTCTCTGCCATAATGCTCACCTTTCCTGTCTGAGTGACTTCATCATACACTATGTTGAAGAAAAATTCAAGTTCAATAATGAATATTTTTTTCAAAAATTTGAACATGAGTATTGACAAGGATAAAGAGATGTGGTAATTTGGGTATGCGGTTCAATATTGAACAGCGGAAGGTGGTGAAAAAATGCCGTACGACTACTCCAAACTGTCTGGGCGAATTGTTGAAAAGTGCGAAACCCAGGCAAAATTTGCCGATGCTATGGACCTCTCCGAGCGCAGTATTTCCTTAAAACTCAACGGAAAGGTCGGGTGGAAGCAGAGCGAGATTACCAAGGCCTGCAAGGTGTTGGGGCTTGCCCTCACCGAGATTCCTGCATATTTTTTTGTCGTAAAGGTTCAATATTGAACTTACGCAGGCCACGAAAGGAGGTGCGACGGATGCCGGCACCGGGGCATTCCGCAATAGCCATCGACACCAGCCAGATCCCCGAGCACGTTCGGCTTGAACTGCTGTCCATCGTCTACGACGCGACGGCGGCCTACTTCCGGCAGCCCGGTGTCGAGGAGCGGTATCAACGCTGGAAAGCCGAGAAAGACAAAAAGGCGGCAGAAGCCGCCGCAAAGTGAAAGGAGCTGCTACCCA